TTACTATTATTGTATATCAAACCTACCCAATTAAGAAAGGTTTTTTGATCTTTATTGTGTTTCATATAGTTTACCCTTTTACAGACCAGTTGTATATTCGCCAGTACATATAAACCTTCAGGATCTATACGGTCTATGGATATGTTTGTATCACCTTTTACATCGTGTGTTCTAACATGAGTCATTTCAACACCCGACAAAGCACATTTACCACCTTGTTTAAGGTAAAGTTGATATATTTCTTTTTTAGTTACATCCCACTTATGACCTTGTTTTTTACGACTGTATCTTAATTGTACCACTAAGTTACGAATATAACTTTTAGGGCTACGATTCACTCGGTGTACCGCTTGAGCTGTTTTACATTTTAAACATTGACGACGTTTTTCTGTTCTATCAAAAAATATAAAAAGTTTAACTTCTTTACAATCCCTACAACGGCGATTAATTTTGTTGAGTTGTAACACTTACCGTGCCCAAACTAGCTGTAGCTAAGAAGCCAGAGTTTGTAGCGTAAAATTGAGAGGCAAATAAATCCCTCCATAAATATCCGTCCCAACATTGCAAAGTATTAGTATTCGTATTAAATACTAAAGAGCCATTGTTATAGAACCCTTCGTTCCTTTCTACCGTATTTACTTGACGTGTATTGTCAGGGTCGAACTGCCCTAAGTTGATTTCTAGTACACGTACTAGTCTGTTGTATGTCTCAGATTCTACCTGAGGAGACATACTGATAGGTAAACGTGTGGGTAATAATTTGCTCATCTACGTCCATCAGGTCTTACATCCATTCTTGTTGCTCCTAAACGCCAACCTACATTATTGTTGCCAGAACTAGTGGCGTCATCATCAGACTCAAGCCTTAATGTTATTTGTCTAGCTCTAGCTCGTATGTCTGCTTTTGAAGTACTGGCAGCGATTTGACTAGTGCTTGCTGTAGTTAAAGCGTCTCCTGGATAATTTCTAGTTTTTAGAACTATATTAACTTTGCCTTCACTGCTGTTACTTAAAAACTTAATATCAGGAATAATTCTGTTAACAAAAGCAAAACTTTCTCCGTCTCCTATATCAAAATCACTACTTTCTATAAAGACATTTATCATAGGACTGCCGTCATTATCATACCCAAACTCTTGTTCGTATAGGTAGTTACCTGTTGCAGCTCTAGGATAATTTTCTATACCAGAGTCTAACCATGCTGTTCTATTCAACTTCCCTATGCTCCAAACTCTCTCTGCGTAGTTGTAAACTACATAACGGTCGATATCATCAGAACTAGCCGAAGGATAAAACCAACCTACTTCGTTAAATTCACTATTATTGAAGGCAAAAACTTTAAAAGCCTGACCTGGATTAAAATCATCGAACACATAACTAAGGACACTACAAGGTAGTTTTTGCACTGATCCGTTATATACATAAAAACTGTCATAGCCCATCCAGTAAACACCACTAGAACTACTAATTGCACCTTTAGGGCTCACAAGCCCAGTGCTTTCATTAATTAAATTTATACCGAATGTAAACGGTGGTCCGATAAACTGCATAGAATACAAAGCTGTGTCAGTCCAAATCAATATTTCTTGTCTAGCTTTTACCCCACCTATGATTTGACTACCTTCAGAAAGTCTTAAACTACCTGCTGTGTTTGTATTACTGGGGTCAAAATCAAGTGGGTTTTCTTGGTCACTAAAAGCTACGAGCATTGGGTCAACTGAACCTGTTCTAGAACCACCTGATATAGGATCAGCCCCTAAAACTATAACATGTCTATCCGTTTCACTGACAAGAACTTGTAGTCCTACAGTAGGAACTAAATCTGCTCCACTTTGTGTAGATAAATCGTAAGCTCTTGTAGTTAGACCGTTAGTAGCGTCCCAATAATAAACTCCTCCACTACGTGGATTAATAAGTAAATCTTCGCCAAAATTATCGTGTGACCAGAGCCTTAACTGGTTACCGAGAGTTAGAGCAGTTGTGCTGCCCCAAGTTCCACCACCCCAAAGACCCACACCCCAACCTGTAGAACCCACAAAAACATCTAAACCTATATTAACTTGGTAAGCTCCTACTGTGCTGCTGCCACCATTACCGCTGTCTCCTGCTGCTGCCAAAACTGGGTCACCACTAGTATCTTTAGCTTCGATAGTGTAAGAGTTAGCATTAATAATAGTAGTTATTTCGTATTCTTGATTTAATACAGCAGCGAGAATATTTCCACCTAAACTAACTGCATCTGTGTAAGTAACAAAATCTCCAACTACTGCTCCGTGTGCTGTGTCACTAACAGTAAGTGTAGCATCTCCATTACCTACTTTAGCAAAAGTAACATCACCAGCACTAGTTGTTAATCGTATAGGTGTGATATCAGAAAAGTCTGTACCTTCTTCTATGTAATATTTTTTAGTTGTGCCTAACCCTAGAAGTTTTGTGCCTGCCAAAGTAAGCCAACCGTGTAAAGCTCTACACGTACCTAAAAAACTATTAAAATTATCTTTACGCCATCCACCTATTTTTTGTGGTCTGCCTGCTTTGAACCTGACTAAATTAGCATCAAACCATCCACCTTCATTATCGTAGTCTGTGCCTTCTCTAAAGACTCCAGGTTTAAATTGAAATTTACTTAATGGCATTTTCTACCTTTTGTTTGTTGCATACTCTCATTTAATATTTTAATATAAATTCGTTAATCTGGATACCATTTTGTATGACGAGCGAAAAAATTTATTGTTCTCGGCTTACGCCTTTCATTTTTTCGTATGATCTAGCACCTGCTAATCCTAACATACCCATCACTATAGTAGATAACTGAGAGAAATCAAACTCTGGTAATTCTAAAGTATTGCCAGATAAAATTAAAATCCATTCAATAATAGGTGCAAATATAAAATGATAAGCTAAAGAAACTCCACACACCCAGCCTATAAATGGTCGCCATCCAGCAACAAATATGGATTTATGCGCTGCCTCTTGTTGATTTACTTTTATTTGTGCAAGGTTAGCGTCTTGTATTGACATCAGTAATTCATGTTGTAGTTTTTCTTTTAAGTCTTTATCAACAATAAATTTGTCTAATATTTTAGCAAGTGGATCTATAAATTTATCTATCATTTTCTAGGAGATCCGCCAACATATAAACCGAACCATGCAGCTCCAGCTCCAACAATTACAGAAACAAAAGCTGATTGTGCGTTAGTGGGGTCAGGTAAAGTCATAAACCATGTTGTCGTCTTGTAAAAAGCATAGCCGTATAAGGTAATAAGCAATCTAGGGAAGACTCTCCATTTATCAAAACCTTCAGCTAAGTTATACCAAGTTTTTGATTCATTATGGTTTATCTCAATTGTGTGAACTTTTTTCATTTGCTCGTCTATTGTCATAGTGTGGTGTACTCCTTACCATCAAATTTTAACGCACGTTTTCTGTTATTTTCTTTACTGATATATGAAACATGAATCCATCCACTTGAAGGTACATCTTTTTTAAAAAACTCTAATAAGACAGTATCGTATTCTAAGTTGTCCTTAATCCATACACCAAGCTCGTAGTTAGATACGATTGAAAGTTCAATATCGGTTGCCTGACCTTTAATGTGTTGTGACTTATCAGAGCTTCTTAGTTTTCTATTAAGCTCAAGACATCTATAACCACTAGTAGGGGAGATAGGTACGCCATAATGTTTGCGTATTGGTTCTAGTACGTTTTCACACAAGAGTATAAGGTTATTATAAATTTGTTTTTCTTGAACTGTGTTGTCTATGTCAAAACGATTTGCAATTTGAGATCTTTCAAATTCCCGCAATCTAAAATGAGGAGACAGCTTATCGTTGCTGTTAAACATGCAATTAATTAAGCGGAAACATTCCTGAAAGTACAGCAATTAATAAAGTTCCTACAAACCCAAATAAACCAAAAGTGGCCATTCTCATAGTGCGATTTATTTCAGCCATTTCCAGTTTAATATCAGAAGTTTCTGAGAAGATCGTTTTCCAACGCTCTTCGCAACGTACCTCGTGAGCATGCAGGTTGGCTGCTACATCTGAAGTTGTTTGTCTAAGTTTAGCTGCCATAACGATACTCTAATTCTTAAACTTAGCTGTAACTTTAGAAAAAAGTTCAGGTTTAAATTTTCTTACAGAAAATCCCAAGAGTACTGCAATAATTAATAACGGTATTAATATGTCCATATTAAGCTCCTTTAAAATATGCTGGCAATCCAATCATAGGTCTACCATCATATTTGTTGGTTTTGGCATCTTTGCCACTAGAGTTATTATAATGTAAAAATACCTGTCCACAAGCGTTACCTTCAAAAGATTTTCTCCAATGTTCTAAATCGCATCCTCGATACATTAACATATCACCAGCTTCGAGTTTTACCTCTATGCCATCCTTACCTTCTTCACCTGAAGGCTCTAGGAATATAGACCAATCATCTCCACCTAGATTCATAGTAGTAGATATCTCACAAGAGTATCTATCTTTATGTCTTTTTAACTCATCACCTTTTTTATATATTCTTGCGTATGAATAAGTTTCTGTAAGTTTAAGTCCTGATTTTTTTTCCATAACAGGCTTAACCTTTTGCAATAAAGTTTCCATTACGATATCGCTATAATGCGAATAAGTTTCAGGTATTTGTGGATCGTTCCATACCCCAAAGTATTCAGTAAACCCTGATATGTATTTTTCATCAAACAAGTGCCTTGCAACTGCTCGCTTGTTTAAAAAGTATTGATAACAAAAATCTGCTAACTCTGTTGATATAGCACTTTTAATTACTTGGTATTTATCTTTTTTAAAGCTCATTTTTTCCTATTGAATGTTAGCAATCATTATTAATCTTTTTTCATTAATAGCTGGTGGTTCAACACAGTGATTAAATTTGCCATCAAAGATAATTACACCATCTTCTTTGGGGTTTGAGAAAGATTTTTTATTATTTTTATCAAAAACTATCGTTCTTCCATTTTGAAAACTATTCAAATAAACAATAACAACTTTGTGTGGTAGGTTGAAATCAGTATGCGGTACACTTTCTTTTAAGGCGTTATGTAAAACTAAATTAAGATTCATTCTATAAACAACATCAAAATTTATATTATTAAAATCTAATATTTCTTTTAATATAAAATAACATCTTTCAAAATGATCAGAGTTAGGAATGCTAATAGCTGGTACTTGTATTCCATTGTTTTCGTGTTGTGGACTTCTTAACAGTTCGTGACTAAAAAAATCAATATCTTCATCTTTTGAATCAAAAGTAGTTTTATTTTGATAAAACCAACCCATTTGTTCTGTTAGTATAATATTTTTTAAATCTTTGTAATTTTCAGTTACAGGATTTTTTAAATTGGTAATCATCTAAATGGGTATCCTACATTCCAACACACTAAGGAGTGTCGTATTCCTTTGGTTACTGGTTTAACTCTATGCCAAACAAAAGAAGGAAAGATAATAACGCTACCTTTCTTTCTAATTTCTTCACATATTCTAGGCTGAGAGCCTTCATCTGTGTTTCTAAAATCAAACTCTAAATCTCCACCTTCGTATTCATCAGGATCAGTTAAAGATACAGTCATGCTAAGTTTTCTTAATTTACCATGCACATTTTGATTATCTGGATTCTCGTAAGGTTCTTCGTAGGAGTCACAATGCCAATCGTAAAATTGACCTTTTTTGTATTCAGTAAATTGACAAGATTCTGAAAAATCCCAATCAAAATTCCAACCAGCACTTGTATTTGCTTGATGTATGTAAGGTTGTATTTCTTTGTATATCCATCGATCATTCATCCAAACAACATCAGACTTGCGTTTCTTTTGGATGTTTTTAAGTTCTAGTTTGGTAAGATTGTTTTTATTAGCGTTGCCTGTAAGAGCCATTTGTTTGTCTTGATCTTTGCCATATCTAATAATCTCGTCACATATTCTTTCAGGTATTACAGATTGAAAGTACCAGTAGTAATATTTTAGATTCATCTTCTCTCCCTTGAGAGATTAGTATAGGTTAGATGTGTTTTAAAAGAAAGTTAAGTCCAATTACCTGCTTGAACTTGTCTAAATACAGTTCTTAAATCCCAACAGCTTGATGTGCCAGTAGCAACTTCTGGCTCTTTAACAATAACAATCCCTGAACCACCTGAACCACCTGCTGAAGATGCACTATTTCCGCCACCACCACCACCGCCTCCAGTATTGGCTGAACCTGCTGCACCTGTACCTGCTGCGTTACTTGTTGGATTACTTCCTCCTGCTGTACCTGCTCCAAAACCCTCTGCTCCGCCACCTGCTCCTCCTGCTCCTCCTGCTGTTACTCCAGAAGAATTATGTGTTCCTCCACCGCCACCACCTGCGTAAGTTACATCTGAGCCTGATGCAGTAGAAGGCGAACCTGCTCCTCCACCCCCCGCTGTTGCTGGTACAGATGGAACTGGACTATCATCTCCAACAAACCCTACAGCAGAAGCACCACCGCCACCACCACCAACTCCATAAGCTGAACCAGTACCACCGCCTCCTGCATTTCCTTGTGAGGGTGAAACTGGTGGTGTGTTTCCTGCTCCACCGCCACTAGATGGAGCTATAACTCCTCCACCGCCACCTGAACCGCCTGCTTCTGCTGCATCGGCAGATGGTGAACCTGATACAGCACCACCACCTCCACCACCAGTAGAGGTTAAAGGTGCAGATGCACCAAAAATTGAATTACTGCCAGGTGCTCCATTAGCATCAGGTGCTCCTGAACCACCTGCTCCTATTGTGACTGGAACAGAACTACCAGGGATCGGATGTGCTGCTATATCTCTAAAACCACCTGCTCCTGCTCCGCCACCAAGTTCTCCGCCACCTGCTCCACCACCTGCAACAACTAAAACTTGTGCAGTAGTAGATGAAGGTTGAGCAGTAAATGTACCACTAGAATTAAAAGTAGTAATTCGTTCTGCTTGAACTTGAGGGTTTAATGCTGCTCCGATTAATCTTGGCATATTAAGTTGTCCATGTTCCTGCTTTTACATTGTCGTAAAGTGCGTTCATATCCCATATTCCTGATGCTTTGTAAGGTCCAGCTGGTTCACTAACAATAACCACACCCGAACCACCTGCTGCACTACCAGCATATATGGGTGCTGGAAAACCTGCTCCGCCTCCGCCTCCGCCTGTGTTTACTGTTCCTGCTACAGCTGAAGAGTTTGGTGCTATTGCTCCATTTCCACCGCCACCTGCTCCACCTGTTCCACCTGCGTTACCCCAAGCATTCATAACACCACCGCCTCCGCCACCTGCTCTTGTAACAGATGAGCCTGAGATAGATGAAGCTGTACCTGCTCCGCCTGGTCCTGATTGACCACTTACTCCACCTGTTCCTACGGCACCTGCTCCACCACCGCCACCCGAACGACCACCGCCATCTGAAGCACCGCCAGTATTTCCTTGAGATGGACTGACTGGGGGAGTATTTCCTGCTCCGCCTGATTGTGAGCCTGGAGGACCACTTCCTGCTCCACCGCCTGACCCACCAGCAATACCATCTGAGTATTTAGCACCAGCACCTCCACCTGCAGAAGTTATAGGGGTGGGAGTTCCCAACACTGAATTAGAACCAGCAACACCATCCTGACCATTAGGAACTGGAACTCCAGCACCTCCTGCTCCTACTGTAATAGGGTAAGGTGAACCGCCTGATACTGGTGTTGGACCTGTTCTAAAACCACCTGCTCCACCACCGCCACCAACATACTGTGCACCACCACCACCACTAGCACCACCTGCTATAACAAGATATGTAAGAGTTGTTGTATAAGGAGTAGTTGTTAAAGTACCGCTTGAATTAAATGTGGTTATAGTTATAGGTTGTTCAACTGGTGGGTTATCTACACCTACTACTCCGCCATTAGAACTAGCCATGGTTAGACCTCATTCCATTGCAGATTAGTAGCATCCCATGTGTAATCAATTTTTGTTCCGTTTTCGAGCCAAGTAGAACCAAGCCATTGTAGATTAGCTTCATCCCAAGATATTATAACGTCTACTGAGTTTATTTCTGTAACAGTTGGATATGTAACTGGTGCTTGCCAATCATCATTAGAATCTAATGACCAAGATGGATATGGTTGCGGTAATATAAATTTATCTTTAGAAGAATCGTAAGAATATCCAATACCTGCGTATTGTTTTCTAAAATTATTGTTGTATGAAGTTTGTTTCCAAGCAACGCCACCTGTTCCGTATGGAACGATTGAAGCTACAAATGTTTCTGCTTGAGCAGATTCATCGCCACCATTGGCGTCTACATCTATGTTTGATATTACTATTACTTGTAATACTTTGTTGTTGTTATTAAGTTCTGCAAAGTGAGCCATAATTAAATACCTCTTTAAGCGTCATCTAGTTCTTCGTAACTAATGGTGTAAGTTAAATCGCCATTGGCACTAGCACCGCCCTCTAAGATATCTCCTTCTTCAATGTACATGCTTGAGTTCTTATCAATAAGAACCAAGGTAGCATCTGCTGGAACAGAGATAGTAGAAGCAAATAAAACTACTGAACCACCACTTTTAATAATTCCCATTGTTACAGTAGCAGCACTAGTGCCGTCAATGTTTGCAATAACGATGCTATTAATTTTAATTAACTTATTACTTGCACAAGTCAATAAGTCGGTTGTTACTGTATTAGTTAAAGCTCCGCATATACTGTTACCGTATATCGAAGTTACATTTACTAAATTTGGATTTGCCATAATATTTTCCTAATTTTATCCGAAAACCAAAGCCATTGCTATAGCTTTTCCTGTTGTTGCTGCACCTGAGCCACCTATATTAAGTGAAGATGCAACATTTAAATCTGTTAAAGCGTCTACCATAGCTCCGCTTCCTCCAGCTCCGTCAGAATAAATTACAGAGGTCATTCCAGTTGGAATAGTAACTGTAGCTCCTGAACCTTGTTTTATAATAATACTTTGAGATCCAGTGGTAGCATTTTCTATAATCCATACTTTTGAAACTGTATTAGGACCAATTGTAATTGTACAAGTTGAATCTAAAGTTCCAGTATATTTTAAGAACATAGCTCGACCTGCGTCTGCTGATCCGTCTGCTATTGTTGTCGTATGAGTGTCAGCGTTGGTTGTTATTCCTTCTGTTCCATAACCAAAAGCATCACCAATAAGTTCTAAATTGGTGTTAGTAGAATCGCCCCAAGTACCACTTTCGTCACCTGTTGTGATTTCTTTGAGTCTTAAATCGTTTGTGTAAGCTGCCATAATTTCTTCCTATATTGTATATAATAAATCAAAAACGATAAAGTATATACCTTTATTTTATGCTGCGATATTTCTCCAATTAGGTGTTTGAGTATCTATAACTGGTGACCAAATATTAAGTGTGCTAAGAACACCTGTTGCGGATAAACCTATTAAGGTGATAGTTGCTTCTGCATCTACCGTTACTGTGCCTACTGAACTTGTCGCACTCATTGATGGTACAGTAAAAACATTTGCCGTAACTGTTGTTATTGTTCCTACAGCACTTGTTCCTGCTAAACCTGTAACTGGTATATTGGCTTCACCGTCTACGTCTACTGATACTGAACCTAAACTTGACGTCAATCCTGCGACTGAAGCTACAGCTTTACCATTTACACCAACACCACCTAAAGCAGAAGTCCCTGCTAAACCTGTAATATTTAAAGTATTGTTTGATATTGTGGTGGCTGTACCTAAAGCAGATACACCTGCTAATCCATTAACTCCAATTTGTCCACCTGCTTCAACTGCAAGCCCACCATTAGTAGCGGTTAGACCTAAACCTGTAAGGGTAACTGTTGCTTCGGCATCAGGAATTACTGTACCTAATGCAGATGTAGCGGATAAACCACTAAGGATAACTGGTATAGGTTCACCCCATGTGAGTTGCCCCCAAGTACCTCGACCCCAACCGTTTAAATTAGCCATTTAAGGCTAGGCTATTCTAATAATAGCTGTCGATGCTGCTGCTGCTGGGAATACAATTGTGAAGTCTCCAGCTGTTGAAGTTTTGTCGCCACCAAAGTCAATAGTCGCAACTGATGGGTCTCCTGAAGCAGTATCGTTATAGATCATACAACCTCTAGCAGTAATAGTAGCTGTACCAAAAGTTAAATCAGAGAAGTCTGTGAAACCAGTAGTTCCTGAGCTTGTTGGATTTATATTTGTTAAAGCTGAACCACCCGAACTATAATTAGTACCACTGGCTTGACCAGTTGTAGTAAAAGCAGTTGTGGTAGCTCCTAAAGTTGCTGATGAAGTATACAAAGCTAATTTAAAAGAGTTACCACCTGACGCTAAAAAATTATGTTTAGCTTCTAATAGTTCTTTCTTAAAACTAGTTGTTAATGTTGATGTAATTGCCATGTTAAAGTTCCTTTAATATTTTAGCTAGGTCTTCGTGACCTTGTGTGCGTAATAGGTTAGCCATTGTACATCGCTCACTGTTCATTGCA